AGCCGCTCAACCCAAGCCCGAGTAATGGAACCAACGAACAGCAGCACCAGCCCTGGACTCAGCCTAGCAGCAGCCGCAGGTGCCACCGCTGTTTCGTTTATTCCAGCCCTCACTGACTGGGTAAGGCTTATCACAGCCGTGGTTGGCTTAGTTTGTGCCATCTACGGCGCATATCGATTATTCCGCTCTAAATGAAAAACACGAAAACAACTCTCGCCGGTGTAGGTGCCATCCTCGTCGCTGTCGGTGGGGCCTTGAAGGCCATCTTCGATGGTGATGCGAGCACCAATGTCGATCTAACTACGACCATTGCAGCGGTCACCGCTGGCATTGGACTGATCTGGGCTAAAGACGCTGACAAGAAGCCGGAATGAACGTGATCGAGCAGATCGTGACAGCGATTTTAAAATGGCTGACCGGCCTGGCTAAAACTCAACCAACAGCCGAAGATGCAAAACCAGACCCCGACCTTAAGCAAAAGCTGCTTGATCGCATTGATAAGTCTGGCGTCTAGCTGTGGATGCGCCACCCGTGTGGTCTATGTGCCCAATGGCGAGCCTGTGCGCCTGGCTGAGAGTGTTAAGGCGCGAGTCTGGGTCAAAGGTGCAGACGGTGTTCCTGTTCTCTCTAGGAACCGTATAACGCTTACAGAAGGTTGGTACGCTCTCCCTAAGGAATAAAAATCATGGCCCAGCAAACGATCAACATCGGCACCATCGCCAACGACAACACCGGGGACACCCTCCGCGGCGCCGGTGAGAAAATTAACGACAATTTCGACGAGCTGTATGCCGCGGTGCCGCTGGTTACACCGAGCACCTGGGTGCCGACGCTGACCGACTCCGGCGGTGGCCGCACTTACGCCATTACCACCAACACAGCCCGGCACACGTCCATCGGCTTCGTGACTACCTTTACCGCGGACATCACCGTCAACTCTGTGACCGGATCCGCCACGGGCAACCTCCGGCTGTCGCTGCCCGATGCCGTGACCTACGAGGCCGCAGCCGCCGTCTGGCTGACCAATGCCACCAACCAGGCTAAGACCGCCATCATCGCTCGACTAATCGCCGGCACCAGCTACCTCGAACTGTCGCACTTCGAGACCGGAGCAGCCACTAGCCTAGCGGCCCATCTCCAGGCCACCAGCCGCCTGATAGTCTCCGGCACGTATTTCACCACCTGATGACCACCATCGGATCCAGTCTCCAGCAGGGTATGGCGGTGCTCCAGCAGATGCTGGGAGCGCCCATGTTCATCTGGGAAGGGACGTCGATCCGGTGCATCCCGGCTGCCGTCAACGATGCCAACGTGCCCATCTCCGGTGGGTTCCAGGATAACGTGACCTCGAGGATCCTGGTCATGTTCTCCGACTGGAAGACCTGCGATTCGACGCTGGTCTCGATGGACTCGACACTCTACACGCTCGACCAGGGCACGACCTTTTCCCGGCTGCTTAAGGAGGACGGCCTGTTCATTCTCCAGGAGAACAGCGACCGCATCGCCCTGACCTTCTGCAAGCCTCGGCCGGTGGTCGGTAGGACTCTGGTCTATCAAGGCCGCACCCTCCGCATCCTGTCCTGCCGTGTGGATGCCTCCGGTGGCTACTACAACCTCGAGCTGGGGGCGAAGACCAAGTGAAATTCGGAGTCAACATGACGGTCGACAGCGGAAAGTTCGATCTTGCCATGAAGCAGTATCTGCTGACGACGAGCCGCGATCTGCACAAGGCCATCAACAGCAGATTCTTTTATCTGATGGTCCGGCTGTTCGTCCTGGTGCCGCCCAAGAGCCCGGGCCAGGAGCGCCGAAGGATCGCCGACTACCTGGGGACGCCGGTTGGTGACATCAACCGGAAGAGTAAGAAGACCGGCAAACGCATCGGCAAGTCTCGCATCCTTCGCCGGGTGCACCTCATCGCTCAGTCAAAAGAAGCCAAGGGCGGTCGCCGCGGCCTCTATGGCGAAGAGATGAAGGCAGCAGCCTCAGCCCTGATGCGGAAGGCCATCGGGTCGGTCGGATATCTACGCTCCGGTGTGGTGAAGATGATCCGAGTCTACAACAGGGGCTTCAGCCAGTTCCAAAGCCCGAAATGGAAGCCGCTGTCGAAGCCTCCCGGCTACAAGGCGCCGAAGCAGACCAACGCCGCCCTGGTCTCACTAGCCAACCAGTACGGCCTTCCTCAGGAGAACGTCGCCACTCACAAGGGGACCAAGGCCCGGGGCATCCAGGCGGTCCCAGGATTCAATCCGACAGCCTCGGTGGTAATGACTGCCGGTGTGGCCGACAACCAGTACAACCGGGTGGCCGGCATCTACAACACCGCCATGCAGAAGGCTTTCGACGACGAGACGACAGAGATGGTCAACCACATGACCGAGGCTCTCCTGGCCAACGGCAAGGTTCTTGAAGACAACGGGATCACAATCAAATGAACGCCGCCGCCCTAAGAGCAGAACTTGCAATCGCTGACTACCTGGCGGCCGCCGACTGGTCGGCCTCAGGCGCCGGCACGCCCACCTGCCTGACGTCCTACAGCCGCGGCCTCTACGACGACCCAGACGACCAGGACGTCATGCCCAACTTCCCGAGGCTGGTTGTCTCGACCAACTCGGCCAGGCCAATGCAGCGCACAGACCTGACCTGCGAGATCGAGATCGCTGTCGAGCTACAGCTCTCGGCCGACGACACCGACGAGGCTGCTGTCCTAACCACCGTCCAGGTGCTCGACAACCTGATCCTGCCGCTGTTTGACGACGCCGGGGCCTCTGCCCTTAACGCGCCATCAAACGACGCCAGCGGCCCGTTTACGGCGCAATTCGCCGCCCCTCTGGACTTTGGTGCATCCTCAATCTCTAATCGGTCCAGGACGTTCACCAGGACCTTCACCCTCTACTGTTCGGCAACCATCTAACCACCCACACGAATGGCTAATTCACAAGGACTCGCATACCAGTTTGGTTCACCGGCTTCGGTGACGATGTTCGACACTGATAACTCAACCTCTATTTTTACGGCCCTGGCGTCGATTGAGAGTTACGACCTGACTCACGAAGCCGACACCGAGGAGGTTCGAAATAGCGCTGGTGAGACGGTCGGCCACATCGGCTACAATGAACGGGTGACACTTAACCTGAACCTAATTCCCTCAGGCGCCAATGCGGCCGCCGCCCTGGCCTTCTGTTCACTGGCTCCGGTCAACGGAACCGTGGGAATTACCGGCGCTCCAGTGATTAAGATGATGGGCACAGCCGACATCCTAAACACGGGACGGTTCATCTATGCCGGCGGTGGCTCGGTTAAAATGACTCAGAGCGGCAAGGCTATGGTCTCGATCACTGTGAAGAAATTCAAGAACCTGACCACCGCTGCCGCTGTCGCCCTAAACGTGTGAGCAGCCTGGCCGCCATTCTAAGCGCAACAGCCAAGGCCTGTCCGATGGTGATCGGGCTCCGCATGGTGCCCTTTACTGTCGGCCACGCCATCCTGCTGCATCGTCTGGGATCGCCATTCGTCACCGGAGGCCGGGCCAGTGCCAACGACCTGGTCGAGGCTGTCGTCGTGTGCAGCCAATCCGCCGAGGAGTCGATCAAGACCATGGCCTCGGTGTTCCGGTGGGTGCCGCTCCGGCTGATGCGTAAGAAGGTCAGCAAGTCCGACATAGTGAAGGAGTGCCACACCCTCCAGGAGTGGATTGGAGACAAATCCGACTGCCCAGAAGTTCTACGGCAGCCGGGTGCAGGATCCAGGGAGGCGGCCATGCCCTGGCCCGAAAGGCTGCTGGTTGGCCTGGTCGACATTGGATTCACCGAGGAGACGGTCCTAAATATGCCGGTGACCGATGCCGAAAGGTTCTTCCTGACCAATGCAGAAATGCACGGTCAGGTCGAGCTGTGGAACGATAAGAACGATGCCCTCTGGCGCCTGGGTCAAGAACGGGAGACAGTAAGGAACTAACAAATGGCCATTTTCTCACTCATCGCAAAGCTCGGCCTGGACGGTTCGGCCTACGAAAGCGGCCTCAAACGAGCCTCAAGCGTGACCGACAAGTTCAGGTCATCCGTTGGGATGCAGTTAGGTGCAGCACTGTCTGTTGCTGCCATTGGCTCTTTTGTCTCAAAGGTAGTCGAGACAGTCGATGCCATTGGGGACTTGTCCGAGCAACTCAACATCAGCACCGACGACGTGCAGCGCCTCCAGGTGCTGGCAGGCCAGACGGGTGTTTCCTTCGAGTCCATGGCCAAGTCGATCACAGCAGTCGGCCAGGAGCGCCTGAAGGCTATTGAGGAAGGAGGCAAAGCCCGGGAATACTTTAGAGCACTTGGATTTTCAGTCGCTGAACTTAACGACAAGAGCCTCTCGAACATCGACCTGATTTCAAGGATGGGTCAGGCCCACAAGGATGCAGGCAGCAGCGCACAGACACAGGCGGCCATGATAGCCATCCTCGGCGAGAAGGCATTCAAGGCCGCGGGTGCTATGGCCAAGATCAAGGAGATTGGTCCGATCAATCTGATATCAAAAGAGCAGATCGATTCTATTGGAAAATTGGCTGATAGATTCGACGAGATAAAGCGCACAATTATTCTTTCTGCAGTTCCTGAGATCAACTTCTTTGCAGACGCAGTTGAGCGGGCTGCTAAAGATGCTGCAACAATGGAAGATGGATTAACTGGCTTTTTCCAAACACTAGGAGGCAAGGGATCAATTTTAAAAGCCAGCTTTCAAGAAGCGTTTGCTTCGCCTCAGGACGTTAACAGAAGTTTCGAGGCATTGCCGCTCCAACGCGGAGCCATTGGAACAATAGATAGCAGGGCAAAACGCGAGACATCAATGTTTTCAACAGAAGCGCCTCCTGGATGGGTTAACACCATGGTTGGTCAAATTAAGATCCAGACCAACGAGACCCGTGCGATCCGAGTAAATACCGGCAGAACAGCTCAGGCTGTCGAATAACATGGCAACACTCCAAGGCTCACCAAACCCAAACAACCGCGAGTACATCGAGGTAAGCCGCGCCTACGACAACAACGGCAACGGCCGGGTGGTGCAGTTAGTTTTCCGCGGCGACAAGAATACCCTCCGCATCGCATCGGCCCAATGGGTGGCCCTGGGCGCCAAATACAGCATCCGCGAGGACGGCCCCTATTCCGAGGCCACCGTCACAATCGGAGGGAGTTCCTTTGACCCTGATACACCAATTCAAGACCAGTCGGCACCGCCACCTGGAGAAATAGCAGACATTCGATACGAGTTCCGCACCGATTACCTGGATGTTTCGGTGTTTGCTTTGCCGGCGGTCGACAAGGAGGCTAACTCGACAGGGAATCCAAACCTTTACAAGTTAGTCATTGAGACAGCCGCTAAAAACGGTGAGGTTTTATCTCAGAGAGATACTAACCTCGCAGATCCAGCTCGTTATCCTTTAGCGCTCAAAGTCTGGCAAATGCTCTACCGCGGCCAAGACACGTTCCCTATTGCTCGAGTGAGTCTGACCAGAATAGCCACCTTCAGCGGCAACATGGGGCTCCCTCAAGTTCCTAACGGAATCCCGCCTGTCTACCTGCCGGAATCGTTTGTTCAGAATTGGAATTTGCCATTCTCTGTGCAACAAATGCTTCCCAAAATTCCAAAAGATATCGTCACAGGAGCAATCTTGGCTCCTTACGGCACGGTATGGGGATGGAAGCAGACAAACTATTCTACCAGCCTGATAACCAAAACAAATCAGGTAGAGCAGGTCATTGCATGGACTTTCGCACCTTACGACACACTAATCTATCCGTTCCTCTAACACCTACCCACTAAAACTATGGCAGACGAAATTCAAATGACGGCCCGGTTGTACGCCTCCAAAAACGGCGCTTACCTACCCTCGGTCACCTACACCAAAAGCGCCACCATGGTCGGCACCGACCTCGGAAGCCAGACCCAGGTCATCGGCATCACTGTCGAGACCCTTGATGTGCCGGTCGACGTCACAAGCCCGTACAAGCTCCTGATCTCCAATCTCGACAGCACGAACTTCGTTGAGATGGGATTTGTGTCCGGCACCTACACGATGCGGATCCCGGCCGGCGAGACGCTGCTGATGCCCTACGTCAGCGCCACGCTCTATTTAAAGGCGGACACCTCATCGGTGACCATCCAAGCCACCTTCTGCGAAGTTTAAACCACTAACACCATGGCAAACGAAGTCGAGATGTCAGCCCGGCTGTACGCCAGCAAGGGCGGCGCCGTAATCAACTCACTGTCTTACAGTGCGATTGCCAACATGACCGGCACCGACATGGGACAGCAGACCCAGGTGGTCGGCACGACCGACGAGGCCCTAGACCTGACCGCTGACCTGGGTACGCCCTACCGCCTCCTGGTGGTCAACCTGGACCAGGTCAACCCGGTGTCCATCGGGCCTTCCTCACCGTACTCGTTCCAAATACCGGCCGGGCAGTTCGCATTGCTGCCCTGGGTCGACGCCACCATGTACGTCAAGGCCTCCAACAGCCCCGTCAAGATCTTTGCCCAGTTCTGCGAGATCTAACCAGCCATGGCCATCCAACTGCCCTCAAAACTGGCTGAGACCGGCTTCAAAGCAGACCATGCCCGGGCAATCAATCAGCTCATCGAGGCCGTGCGCCGGGTCCAGCTCGTCGCCGGACCTGGCCAACGGGTCGAGCAGAATGCCAACGGCACGACCCTAAAGACCCCGGTAATGTCCAGCACCGTGCAGACGTCCGAAGAGTCCTGGTTTTACTAACATGGCTTTCGCCACAGATCGGAAAGACAAGATGTTCACGGCTAAAAACCTGAACGATCTGTATGCGCGTTTCGACCGGAAGTGCTATCTGGCTCTTAACGGCATGAGTCCATTGTTTGCTAACTCAACAGATGGAGCTTGGGAAGGAAAATATCCATACGGAGTGTGGTACGTTTATAGAAACGACGCAAATTCATGTAAAAGGCTAAGGGCTGATAACCCTGTAGGTCCTAATTACATACCAGGAATTGGAGGCGAGTGGCTTGATAATTATCAACAAATCAACGCAGGCATTCAGTTATCAACTCTTGAAAATCAATATGTAGATAAAGAAGGAGGACAGGTTTATGTTGATCACTGGGTTTATCCTAACGATACATTTGCTTGTAATATATCAGACATCCACTACAGCTTTGAGCTTTTAACAAAAGAGATCGAAGGAATAAAATACGACGTCCATCTTGGCTGGGATCCACCAGAAGGATCGGGGCTGACGTCGTATGTCCGCGGAAGCCTTGGCCCTGGTATTGACCCGACACTTCCTCCTGGTCGGATCCACAAGCACCGGCTGGCTGTTGCCGAGATCGCAGTCGAGGGCCCATCCGAGTTCAAGATCTTAAACACCTACCAGCGCTACGACTGCTGGCGGGTCCATGCGTGCGGCCAGAGCGGTGTTACCGTGTTCCTCCAGAATCCCGACGGAAGTGCCGACCGGCACCTGGTCGACCGCGGATCCTGTCGAGCCTTCCGGCGCCGACCTGACGGCAAATGGGCAGCTCGATTCCCGGGTGGTGGAGTCTGCTGTTACTTCTTCCCGTACTTCAGCGGGGACATCCCGTTCCTAGCAGAGGGCCCACCAGAATGGTCGGATAGTGTAACCCAGGCCAATTTCGTCGCCATTGAGAAATCCGCTCAGGCTAACAACGTCGCCAACCCGTTCATCTTGTTCCAATGGCGCCAAGTGATGGGCGCGGTCCATGACCCATTCATTCCATACGATCCGAGGCAGGTTTACACCGGAGTCTATGCCGACCCATCTAACGCCAACACGACCATCGGTGACGCCGTGTTTACCTGGGGACGTGCCCGGGTAACCTACGCCAACGCCGCGGGTGATGTATTCACGGACGTCATCAAGATATTCTCCGGCGCCAATAATCTGGTTCAAAACCTAAGAGACCTAGGGGCGACTGTGAACGTGACCGACACCGAAATCGAGCTGTCGAGCACCATGGGAACGATTCGAATCTACCCCATCGACGCCAACATTTTCACGACTACGTCAGACCCGTATTGGGAAATCGGTTCGAGCCCGGTCACCATCTCGACAATCTATCCGGCCCAGTACAGCATGGGAATGGATCCGTTTGCAGGCCCTGGCACCTACACCTGGGACGCCGGGAATGAGCCCACCATATTCGACTCGATGCGAGATCTCCGACGCAAGATCGGTGTCCAGGTTGGATTCCTCACCAACTACACCGAGGTCGACGATATCACGGAGGAAAAAGTGTCAATTATCAGCATGACCCCGTTGGGGCTGATGTGTCGGGCTGCAACCTCATCGGGAATCGGTGGCAGCTTACTCAACAACTTGGAGACCATTGCCACGAATGAGACCCTCTACGTCGCAGACCGTGCCGCTCAATTCGGAGTGGGCGCCTGGCAGAACTGGCTGTACACCTCGGGCACTCACATTTTCTACCTCCATGTCCCAGGATCCTTTCCGAGGCTTCAATGGTCCAACATTCTACCTGCTCGCAACCCTGTGCCTGGTTCATCTGAGCAGGCAGTAAACACGTCATTTATACCTGCTGGTGGTCCATGGGGATTCTCGAGTTCAGTCTATGACTTTGACTTAGTAAGAGTTTTCGAAATAGACCTAAGCTCGGGAATAGACGACAGACCATGGGGAGGCGACTTCTGGGTTAATAAGTGGGGAGGCCCAAACGGATCCGATGCCTCTGTGCGGATCCTAGGAAGGCCCAACATGACCGAGCAGTACTCATACATACCAACAGCGCCAAACAGCTCTTTCGTCGACCTAGTGGCAGCCGGAAAAGATGACGTTTTCAAGGACGGCCGCGGCGCCTCGTTTGCATCAACAGTCCCGTTTAAATCAGGGACTTACGTGCCGCCCTATCTCGACAAAATGACCCACATCTGCTGGACAGGTGGCGTCGAGCAAATCGGCTTTGACCTGCCTTACAGCCCAATTGAGAACCCCTACCGTCCTGGAGGAGGCCCATTCTTCCACAAGATCCCGAAGTCGGCCTGGCTGTGGGATCTGATGGAATGGTCGGTCAGTGCATGGACTAGGGCGGTGCCCCTATGCCATGGCGAAACATCCTGCCCGCTGTATGACGCCACCGGATCGTTTCGGGTGCTGGGCGTGCTGACCATTGGGATGGTGCTGGCATATTCATCAGGCGTAGAGGCGTTCGGTGGGCCATGTTTTTACCTGACTGAGCCGCTTTACGACCTTCTAATTGCCAACGGAATTATTTGCTACCGAGCGACAGATTCGGTCGGGAACTTTCGTTATTATGTTCCATCGGCAAATCTGGCTTCGTACAGCGTCAGCCAGGGATTTATTGCGTATAATTTCGACACCGAAAACGGCCAATTCTGGGCCAGCCCTCCAATTGCAGCCACAAGCTACATTTCGAAGCGCAACTACAGCTTCGGTGAGACCATTCAGGGAGCCGGTTACTACGACCCGACCACCTCGACCCAGTACTTCGACCGCATCCGATACGTCAAC